GATCCGGTACTTAGTTGGCAGGGATGTCTCAGGGACTTCGACTAGCGAAGGACATGAAAGATTCATGGCCTTAGACGGAATCCTGCGATAAATTCGCAGCAATTCCGCCACGATATAATCGTAGCATTCGAAGTAACCCCGTTTATGGAACTCGTTCGCATATTCTACGAACGAGGCATAAGCGCTGCTAGAGCGCGATGGTGACCAGACCGTCCTAATCCGGACGGGTGTGACGTTCTCGCCCTTAAAGGCATCGACGCCACAGGATTCTCGGAAGAATCCACTGATGCAACACTTGTCACGGTTGGCTTTAAGGCCAAATCGTTCAAGTATTCTAACTGCTTCACCGGCGTAAGCCGTCGGAACAGCTACATCATCGCCGTATACCAAGATACTCTCGCGAGTATCTGCGTCCGATGCGCCTGCAGTAAGAAGAGCCCATACACAAACCGCTAAGACCCAGAAACAATTTCCGGATCCCATCGGAGCGTGCTTGAGCAATTCAAGCTTCTTACCGTCAGGTAGCATTGTCCCAACAGAGCGAGTCGCCTGCAATACGTCAAAGACGTGTTGCGGGAATATCGCTCGGACAAGGCCTAAGGAAATACGATCACTCGCCTCGTTGAGGTCGAGCGTTGCGTATTTTCCGCGCAGAGAGCCCAGCAATGCGGCTCTCTGATTAGGTCCTTGGTCGACGAAGTTTACATTGTAGCGAGTTAAATCGCTGCTCTGTATAACGTCGAATGCACGAAGCATTATTCCTTGCTGAAGCCACTGCAATGCAGCGGGCTCAGAGGATATAACGCGTGGTCCACGTGAATCCTTCGGAACGCATATAATGCGTGCGAAGGGCTCGTCGTTCTTAACATTCGTTAAGAAACGATGATCATCACAGTAGTGACCAATAGAAGCGCAGTAATGCGTCTCTATCGGAAACAGCTGTCTGGTCCGTTCTGGTATTGATACCCAGTCATATTTCCGGGCAAACTGTAGCTTTTCGGCTACAGCACCTGGTCCATGTCTGGGAACAATATCCGATAGGTCTATGTCATCAAATAGTCTTGCGACTAATTTGCGGGCATTGCCTAGGATTACCGAGTCTCGCTCATTGCTGGCGAGCTCGAGTGCATCCGTGATGAGGTGATCCAACCAAAGGTCGGATACAACCACGGACGAGTCAACGAGTTCTTGCTCAGTCTTTACAAACTTTGCAATTACCTCAGACTCTTGTTGGTCCGAGTGCGGTAGTTTATACTTGTAAAACAAGTAGCAAACTTG